TTTGACACCAAACACTAGTATTGAAGTGTATGGTAGCATGTCAGTTCGGAGTACGCCTCGTAGTATTGTTGTACCCACATTGATTTCTCCCCATGTGTCAGAAGTTTGCGGCGTACCTCAGAAGTGGGGTCCGCCCAAACTGAAGGGTGATAATGTATATCCGTATCAAGTAGCTTTGGAACAATTAGCCCATCCATCATTAAGTTTGGGCGGTGTCGTTAGCCGTGCTGTGGAGAGTTATATGGTGCAATTTGATGAAATATTCACTCGCTTACCCGAATTAATGGATGCTCGGCCTCTTAATCAAGTGGAAACTGTTAGTGGCTTGAAAGGCAAGAGATTTATAGATCCTATGAATTTTTCCACTTCACCCGGTTGGCCATTGAGCGGTAAGAAGCGTGATTACTTGGTTCTATGTGATCCGGAGGAATTCCCTGATGTTGGTTATCCCCAATCTTTTTCAGAAGAAATATGGGATGAAGTTGATCGCACGTGTGAAATTCTTCGCAAAGGTGAACGTTGTTATTTTGTTTGGAAAGCGTGTTTGAAAGACGAACCTACAAAGTTAACAAGTGAGAAGGTGAGAGTGTTTCAAAGCGCCCCATTAGCTTTACAACTGTTGATTCGCATGTACTTTTTACCTTTGGTTCGCATTATGCAATTGAACCCATTATTAACAGAATGCATGGTGGGAGCAAATGCAGAAGGACCAGAATGGGGTCAACTTAATGAACATATGATTTCCAAGGGAAATAACATACTCGCCGGTGATTACAGTAAGTATGATCAGAGGATGCCTGCACAGTTAACAATTGCGGCATTTGATGTTCTAATATCTGTAGCAAAGCAGTGTGATTATAGACCTGAAGATATAACACTTATGGAATCAATCGTTTCAGAAATTGTGTATCCTCTCATGGCATATAATGGTGATTTACTTATGATCTTTGGATCAAATCCTTCAGGTCAGAATTTGACTGTTATCATTAACTCTATCGTCAATTCTCTGCTATTGCGTTGTGCGTACTATTCTATTTATCCTGAAGATAGTGCGCAAGATTTTTATCAGTATTGCGTTTTCGGAACGTATGGTGATGATGTTAAGGGATCTGTATCCCCTAATCGTCCTTTGTTCAACCATATTAGCTTTGCAACATATTTAGCGCAATATGATATCAAATTTACGATGCCA